CCTGGAGAGGAAATGCCGTATTGGAACCGAGGTACATCGGGCCGTCCATGCTCATCTGGATGATGACCTTTTTATTCCTTCAGAGGAAGCGAGTGTTTATATGCCAGCTTTCTATTCGTTCATCAAAGGAGCTGAATACACTCCCGTAAAAGTAGACGACACACCCTTCCTGGAACAGAGACTCTATTCCAACAAGCTGAAGATAACAGGCCAAATAGACGCTATCTTGCAGTGTGAGGGTAATGATTGCCTTTATGACTGGAAGACTTCCTACACGGCTAACAGACCTATCTGGAGGTTGCAGGTAGCTATGTACCTGTTGCTGGTGAAGGACAATGGTCTTGTGATGCCGAACCATGGGAAAGTGGTCCAGCTAAAAAAGAAAGGCAGCTACCGCGTCCATGATTTCTTCGTGGAGGATAAAGACTTCGATAGAGCACGGGCTGCCATAGACCTCTACTGGTATTTCAATTCTTGAATATTACTTCTTGTTGATCGCTTTTTCTATCTCGTAGAGCCTTTCTTCAAGGGCGTGTGAAAGGGAGGCAATAATTCCTCCTAGCTCTCCCAAGGTCTCATTGATGCTGCACAAGACCGCCTCAATGTCGTGAACATTATTATTTATACTGCTCATTGTCTTTGAGTCGTCATAATCTAAAGCCATATCTCCTCCTAAAATCCAAAGTCAGCTTCAACAAACTCAGCACCAGGATTGTCTTTCTTCGCACCAGACTCTTCCCCTTCATGTTCCACTCTGGCCATCTCTTTCAGGACCATCGGGATTGCCTCTGCATCAAAAGCTTCTTTCTTCTCTTTGTCTATGTAGACGAGGCCGAAGTATTTCTTCTCTCCGTCCTTTTCATATTGTCTGGAAGGCATAGAGATCCATTGGTTTTCTCCGTTGTCGAAGTAGTTACAGTCATTTATGGATATTCCCATTCGATCCAGATAAACGGTGAACTTAGATACTAGTGATTTCTTCTTGATCATCTTCAGGTTTTTGATCTTCATGTCTTACTCCTTTAAGGTATTCAGGTGTTAGGGTGAGGATATGGTTGTTCACCAGAACCAGAAGAACTCTACTCTTCTTTCGGGCTTTGGCCACTCCTCTTTGTATCTTCTTATCGAAGAGCTTTACCGCCTCGTCTTCGAGGATCACAACAGGCGTTCCTCTTTTGCTCCAAGGCATGATTCTTAGGTCTTTCCGAAGCTTGCAGGTCTGCTCGGCAAACGCGGTGCAGGACTTTACACCAGAAAAAAACTTGATGTGGGAAGGATCGGTACTGGAAGATTGGAGCTTCTCGTAATGGTTCTTCAGTTGTTCCCGAAGTCGCCCTCTCTTTTCAATCTTGCTCATGGCCTCAAAGTCTTTTACCTCTGGTTCTTCAGGACACTCTTCGGTTCCTTTATCCAGAAATATTTCCTCTTCTTCTATCTGATCCAATAAATCTTCTATCTTCATAAACCCTTTTTTACTTGACAGTTCTCTGTTTCATGTGTATAAGTAGAACCCTTCGCTGGTTAAGGCAGGGATGGAAGGGGCAGCGATAGCGTAGCCCCCTCGAAAAAGGAACCCAGCCCAACTGACTGGCTTGGCAAAGTACGTGCAAGCGGAACGGAGTGTGGTTCTATCATATGCACAATGTATAACAAGTGAATTCGCAGATGTGAAGTAAAAGGAATTTGTTTGCATGTCATCTGAATTCCCATCCTCTCTTACCCTTCTTTGCAGAACAGATGCCTTCAAACTTTTTCTGGAGATAGATCGGTATCCTCCGAGCCTTGTCAAATGAGACCGAGAAGTGACAAAGGCTATCCTCATCCTCTTCAAATACTGGATCAATCTTCAGAATCAGATCCATATCATTTCTCATCTGGCTACCCCCCTGGAGGTGTCCACTCTTGATCGGATGACATATCAGAACGATACACTTTCCCTGGTTCTTGAAGGCAATGGTCCACTTGAAGAACCGATCCCATTCATAAGCGTGTTTAGCAAAAGAGTCTCCTTCAGGAATACTCGTAAGAGTGTTGAAGTTGTCCAGAAAGATCACATCGGCATCATTCATTATCTTCTCTATCTTCTGGCGATGAGACTCGCAGAAAAGATCAACCCTTCCATCTCCCTGGTCCATCAGAATGTTAGAGGACAACATCTTGAATTTCTCTGGATCAATGTTGCAATCGGAATACCTTCTCAAAAGAGGTTTCAGTCTTTGTTGTGTATCTGCCAAAGGCATCTCTGCATCAACATACAGACAGCGGTAAGAGTCATTATTCTTGGTGTTCATGAAAGGTTCGTTTAGGCTGAGGCATAAAGCCCACTCATAACAGATCCGACTCTTCCCAACTCCTGCAGCTCCATAAATGATATTCATGGAGTGAGAGGTAAAATACTTGTTCAGTCTTACTATTGGAGGACACTCCATTTTCAGTATTTGCTTCACAGTCAGAGCCTGATAGTGAAATGGCCTAAGCTGTTTCTTCACAGCGTCTATGCCTATATCCAAATAGACATCACTAAAGTCTCCTTTTTCTTTCTGGATGTCAGGCATTCGTACCTGATCATTGACACTCTTTTTCCATTCAATAGCACTCTTTTGACCAGCTTGCCCTTTATCCTGGGCAAGAATCGGAGTCTTGTTTCCCCACGAGTTCTTTAGAAGCACACCACAGGAAGTAAGATTGTTGCAGCTAAAGGCGCATACACTGGCGACCCCTGTAGCCTCAAAGATACTGGCAGCAGTGGCATAGCCCTCTGCAATGTAATAGAAGTCATCATTGGCTATGTTCCCGATGACCAGATAGCTCCCAGCCATAGTAGTTCCCGTAAGGAATCTCTTTTCTCCTTCTGGATTAATGAACTGAATACCTGTCATTTCTTCACTGGTATTGTAAAGGGGGATGACCAAAGAATCGCCTCGTTGACGAACCATGTGACCAGGAAGCTTTTTCTTCTGGAGGTAAGGATGGTTGGAAGGTTGTTCTGCAAACTCCCAGATAGTCTTGGCTTTCTTTCTGGATTCTTGCCTTATCTTTTCCCGTTCTGCTAAGTACCTTTCAGTGATCTCTTTGATGACGGCTTCTTCGTTGTCAACCTGACCTTTTTCATATGAGTCCCACCAATACTTAACGTCTCCTCTCCAAGTCCCAAACAGACACTTCAGATGGTTATTCCCCATCTCATAAATGATGTAGAACTCATCCTTATCTCTGTTATTTCTGGAGGAATATCTTTTGATTTCGGTTGTACCAACCAGAAGCTCTTCATGGATAGGCAAGCCTTTGCTTGCCATAAATGCTTGCAGGTCATTTAATGACATTTGTACTCCTTTGGTTTCAAATGGGTTCGTTGAAGAAACGATAGGGGCAGTTTGCGCTGCCCCTTTTTTATAGACTTACGCTATCCCCTCTTTTTTCTTAAGCCAATTCTCATAATGGACACTGACCTTTTTCAAGTTCGATGCTATCCATTCCAAAGCAGCTCTTCTGGTTACATTCTGGCTGTCCTGAAGAGTGTCGATATACTCACCAGCTCTTACATCTGGAATCCCCTTCGAGTCCAGCTCATCCACAAAAGACTTGTACAGGATGTCCAACGCTCGGTCTTCAACCATCGCTGATTCTCCGTCATCGTCTTCCATATCTCCAGGAGCCACACCGACCATCGCAGCTAAGGCATAACGTCTCATGTACGTAATATAGCTCCCAATGGTCTGAGGGTCTTTCTTACTTGGATTGATCAATAGCTCGGACTTCATCCACTGACCCGAAGAATGCAAAAGAACAGAGATCAACATCATTCCTCTTTGGTCCTGGGTAAGAAGCTGAGTCACACTCAGTCCATTGATGGTAAGAGCCTTTCTGCAGGATGCCCATACTTGGGCCAGGTTGGCATAAGTACTCTTGAAGTACGGATTACTCTCGCTCTCCTTTGCAAGTAGCTGACTGGCCTGTGCATTGGCTAGAGCACTAGCCAGCTTGTCTATCTGTGCTGATGATATGGAATCATCAATTCCGGCATTCAATATCCAGGATGTGGGCTCTTCATTCGTCGTCATGGTTTTCCTCTGGTTGGGGTTTGATTTTAATATAGAAGTGAGAACTCACACTGAGTCTTTTCTTCTTCAGGTTCTTATTGTAGACCTCGGACAAGTACTCTCTCATGTCTTCCGATGTTCTGCTTCTGGGTAAAGAAGTGCAATACTGCACAACTCTGTCCTGAAGGTGCTCTCGGTCTACGTCGGGATGGCTCCAGTAATGACCCAAAGCCCTATTGAAAGGGATGTTGAAAAAGATCTTCTTTTTGATATTGGAGATGAACATTCGTTCGGTCATCTTTCCAACATAGATACAATACTCTTCCATGGTTTCCTGCGAGGAGTTCAGGCGAAGACCCAGCTTGAATACCTGGTTCATTGGTTTCTTATGCTCCCCAGATGCTTCCGTTGCAAAAAGACGGAAGAGAGTAGCAGCCCTCATCCCATATTCTCTTTCCATCTTCATCAGAAATTGAGTGTTGGGAAGTTCCTTGTAGTAACGGAGATAGTCATCAATCTTCCAGCCCTTCTGTGCTGAGTTCAATTGCTGGATAGCCCCGACCGCATCTTCATGCTCATCGGCAATCGTATAACAAACATGGACTCCCAGTTCCCTACAGGCTTGCAGCCTGTGTTGTCCATCGATCACTACATGGTCCGTGTCGATGATGATCGGATTTATATGAAGAAGATTTCTTTCACTGATGGATTCTTTGATCCTTTTCAAGTTGTTCCTGTCCAATAAGCGATTTCTTTCACTTATTTTGAACATGTCATAGTTGGTTGTTCTAAAGATTTGCATGGTATTCCTGTCCTTTGGAGGAGCAGTCGCCGGGAACCTTTGTCTTTCCCTTGCTCCTTTGGGTTAAAAGTTTGGTTTATGAAACGGACGGCTTTAACTTCACTGTCCAGTAAACAGTCTTGGATTTGCGATACCGATCCAGCTTGATTTCTGGATGCTCGAACTCTACAAGCTTCCACTCGACAGAGCCTTTGCGCTCAACCTGTTCAACCTTCACTCTTTCATCCTCAAAGGCTTCATGACCCGTGATCTTTAACAGCTCTTCTTTGGCTAGATCCAAAGCGTCAGACGCTGCCTTGTATAACGATTCACATCGCTTCTTATTGGCATAGGCTGCCTCATACATTTCCAGTGCGCTTGAATAATTCGCAAAGCTGGCGTAGGATGGTGCAACCGTTGGTTGAGCCTCGCTAGTTTGTCTACTCCATTTTGACTGTGTGCGGGGCTGTTTTCTCTCATCTTCCCCGAGTATTTCTTCAAAGTTTATCTTAGTCATTTTGTTTCCTCTTTTATGGTTTCTTTTATCTTAGCTCCAGCCCGCTTCAGATTCTCAATCTGTTCGGGAGTGAAGCTCTTTCGATTCATCATCTTGACAATTTCTTCCCCGATGGAATCTTCACCAGGAACCAGAAAATCTCTTTTAAAATGAGTCTTCTTTTTTACTGTCATTTCTAGTTTGTCCATTAGCATCTCTCTGTTTTTTATAAAACTCCCCCAATCAAGGGGGAGAACTTTCGTTTTAGACGGGCTGATGACTTCTAATAGGCTATTGTATGCCCGAGGGCGATCATCAACCCAAACCAACGCCCTCTTTAAAAAGTTGCTCAGGCAGGATTCGAACCCACGGCTTCAGGCTTTAGCGCGCCTATACTTATTCTTTCTTTCTCTGAGTTCAGGATTAAAATTAAATCTCTTATGTCCATCATGATGTCCTCCTTTTTAGAAGGGGGCAAAGCCCCCTCTTGTTTAATCGTCTATGGAATGTATAAGTTCTTCCAGGTTGGTGGTGTAGTCGCTAAGGATGTCTTCCCCATTTCCGTAGACCAGCTTTACCCAGCCATCATCTCCGTGACCATCGTTGGTGGTAAGAAAAATGCCGTCTGGCTGATCCTTAATGACAATGTTCTCATACTTGCTTAAGAGGATTCTCAGAACAGCTCCCGCCTTTAAATCTTCTATTAATGTTTGACTGTTGACTTTCATATTCGATCCTCCATCTTGATCTCTGTTGTTGTTACTATAACAATAGCAGACCTTGACAAGAAAGGCAAGAGAAGAGATTTTTTGAATCTCATTAAAGTAAACCAGTTACACATTGTTATATGGATTCAAGCAAATCCCCGAAGGGATTGAAGGGAGAAACAGAGGCTAAAGCTCTGCGAGAATGGATCAAAGAACCAAGAAATGTTTGGCTATATGCGTTCTGTGCGGAAAGACAGTATTCGAGAAGAGCTGCTGACGAACTCAGGAAAAGAGATCCTGTTTTCCAGGACGCTTGGAATGATGCCAAAAGCCTGATCGTTCACAAAGTCTTGTCAGGCGGACTCTTTAAGGATATGGATACTTGGATGGCTAAGTGGTATCTGGCTACGAACTATCCCGATGATTTTCCAAAAGAAAATGATACCACGCAGTTTGTCCAGATAAAGGGCGTGATGGACAAGATTGTCGATCACTACTCTGAAGACAAAAGCGAATAGATGGCGTGCGAGGCGTAGCCGAGTGAAGGGACAGAAGGTTTTGTTTTACTGATGCATCTATGTTAAAGGAAAACGAAAGCAGATGACCCGACCAATTGAGTGCCATTTAATCACAGGGTTTGTCAAGTGTAAAGTTTGCCTGTCTCTATGAAAAAAACTTTTAAGAAGAAAAGAAAGTTCTCTCAAAAACTCCAAGATGACAGAGAACGGTTCCAGTTCAGAAGCGATTACTTAAAAGCTCCAACCTGTTACATATGCAAGCGTAAGTTTAAGCCGACGCGTAGGTGCCCTGACTATTGCACTCCTTTATGCAAACGAAGAGCTGCAGGAATAAAGAAGTGGCGTGATGCCAGAGGAATCCCGTTTCCATGATTGATCCCCAAGATCACCTCTTTTCCAACAAACAACTGGAATCAATCCGTACCTCTAACTCCAAGATCAATGTGTGGGTAGGAAGTATCCGATCAGGCAAAACGTTTGCTGCAACGTTCCGATTCATCCTGGAATGTTGGAAAGGTCCTCCTGGTGAGTTCATCGCAGTATCGAAGACAATCGATGCGTTCAAAAGAAACATCATTCCCATCCTCAACAAATTGATCCCAAGATATTACTCATGGAGCATTGGTAAAAGAGAACTGCGTATCTTCAACAGGCTGATACATGTGGTAGGTGCAGCGGATGAATCCAGTGAATCGGTCATAAGAGGATCAACCTTTGCTGGAGCTTTCATGGATGAGATCACAGTCATTCCTCAAGTCTTCTACGACATGCTCCTTACCAGGCTCTCTGTTGACAACTCTAAGTTCTTCGGGACAACGAATCCAGACAGTCCCTATCATTGGTTCAAAGAGAGCATCGATCAATCCTCAGATACCAAGGTCTTTGACTTCAGACTGGATGACAATCCAGACCTGTCCGACGAAGTAAAGGAGTTTTACAACAATCAGTTCACGGGACTCTGGTACAGAAGGTTTATCGAGGGTCAATGGTGTCTTGCAGAAGGAACCGTCTTTGACTTCTTCGAACACAAGTACCATGTTGTGAATACCTATCCGTCTTCTTCTTACACAATAGTCGGAGTCGATTACGGAACCGTCAATCCCTGCGCATTTGTAATGATCTCCGTCAACCCGAACAAGTATCCCAACTGGGTTGTCATCAAAGAGTATTACTGGGATAGCCAGAAGAAACATTTCCAAAAGACTGATATCGATTACGCAAAGGACCTGAAAGCCTTCTGCGAAGGCCATCCTGTAAAAGCCATTTACGTTGATCCTTCCGCAGCCTCTTTCAAAGCAGAGTGCAGAAAACAGAACCTTTCTGGATTTGTAGACGGAGACAACGACATTGATAACGGAGTTCGGTTCGTATCCAAGATGCTCATGAAGGGAAGGTTCAAGATTTACAGAGAGTGTGAGAACCTGATAAAAGAGTTCCAGTCCTACACCTGGGATCAGAAGGCTAAAGAGAGAGGCTTCGATAGACCAGCGAAGAAGAACGACCACGCCCTTGACGGACTTAGGTACGCCCTCTATACGCACTTCAAAGGAGAAGGAGACCCAGAGTCCCACCAACGGTGCGTTGATGCCTGGAATCAAGCGTCAGGCACATCCTCTAACCTTCCAGGTATCTTCTCTGATGAACCAATGCACGCGGGAGCTTTTGTAAGATGACCCTTTTCAGATATCCCACTTTAAGTTAAAGTCAGATATTATGGAAGAACATCAGATCCATTTCGAAAGAAAGTTCACTAGAGATAAGAAAACAGGTTACTGGCTTTCCACAACGATCCCGAGAGAAAGGGCACATCGATGGGTGTGGAAGAATCACCATCGATCGATCCCCAAAGGATATCATATACATCATAGGGATGAAGATAGGTCTAACAATGTAATTGGGAATCTAGAATTGCTAACTCCTTCCGAGCATGTGAAGAAACATTTCACTGAAGAAAGAAGAGCAAAGTTTCTCAAGATAGCAGAAGAAAACCGTGAGTTAACAAAGGCATGGCATAAAAGCCCCGAAGGAAAAGCATGGCATAAAGCCCACGGAATACTGCTATGGAAAAACAGAAAGCCAATCAAAAAGAAATGTGGGCGCTGTTTATTACAATTCTCCACAAAGACATTTCACCAACAGTTTTGTTCCAACAATTGCAAAAGTGCGTGGAGGCGTTCACAAGGACTCGACAACGAAGAGCGGACATGTGCATTATGTGAGAAAGCATTTACAGTCAATCGGTATTCAAAAGCTAAATGTTGTTCCATATCTTGCGGAAGAAAGTTGAGCTATAGAACCCAATCCTATAACTCAATTGCCATAAAGTAATCTGTTCGATACAGTTCTAAAAAAAAGATTCATGCATGACTTTATTCCCTCCGCTAGATCCGTGGTACATCGGTCAACGTCAGAGTAAAGAGTTCAAGTTGCAGGAATACATGAACGATGTGTATTCCCAAGCAATCACCATAAATCAATCCTTTTGGTCAGAAGCAGATATAGACTATCGGTTCTACGCAGGCGATCAAACAATATGGAATGACATTTATGGCAACCTTCCCGCGTACCGTCGTCGTCAGTTCAACTTCAATCGGATAAGACGCGTTGTCAACATGATCACGGGATTCCAGAGACAGCATCGCAAGTCAACCATTGCAACTCCTATTGAAAACTCTTCGCAACAAACAGCGGATCAATACTCAGAACTCTTTCTTTGGTTGAATCAAACCCAAAACATTTACGAAACAATATCGGAAGCTTTCTTAGGTTCCATCATTACTGGAATGAACTTCATCGGAATGGATGTGGACTGGAACCAGGACCCAATCTCAGGGGACCTCAAGTATCGCAATGTCTCATACAATGCGTACCTGACGGACCCGTATTTTAGACAACACGACCTTTCAGATTGTGATTACTTCTGGGAAAGACGGTATCTATCTCACGAAGAAGCTGCCCTTATGTTCCCATGGGCAAAAGACACCATCAGAAACATGGAAGCAACTGGTTCGTCTGCACGAGACGGACGGTTCTACTTCCTACCTGAGAGTTATAATTATGGCTCTAATAATCTGCTTGCTCTCGATATGTTTTATTATCGTGATACAAGAATGCAAAAGGTTCTTGTAGACACAGTAAACGGTGAAACGCGTCAATGGGACGGTGAAGATGAAGAACTTCGAAGGTTTCAACAGCAATTTCCTCAAGTGGAAGTCCAGGACACGTACGTTCCTACAGTCAGTGCAGCGTTTGTTCTGGAAGACGAAGTTATGTATCATGGTCCTAATCCTCTTGGTATTGACAGTTATCCTTACGTTGGTGTGTATTGCTATTACACCCCTAATCTTTCTTATTATCCTTATCGCATCCAGGGAGTGGTTCGTTCCATTAGGGACTCTCAATTCCTCTATAACCGCAGAAAGGTAATCGAGCTTGATATACTTGAGTCCCAGGTAAATTCTGGATTCAAATACAAGGAAGATGCACTCGTCAATCCTGCAGACATCTATCTTTCAGGACAGGGCAAAGGCGTAGCCATCAAACAAGAAGCTGAGATGTCCGACGTGGAGAAGATAGAAGCTCCTGGCATTCCTCAGTCCATGATCGAGCTATCAAAGCTCCTCGGAGAAGAGATAACACAAATTAGCGGTGTTAATGAAGAACTGCTAGGTTCTGCCACAGACGACAAAGCAGGCATACTCTCCATGCTTCGCCAGGGCGCAGGACTGATTACCCTCCAACAGCTCTATGACCAACTGGACCAGTCCCAGAAACAACTTGGAATGAAAACAATAGAAGCGATCCAGAAGAACTGGACACCTGGAAAGGTTCAGAAGATCATCAAGGAACGACCTTCTGCAGAGTTCTTCACTAAGAACTGGGCAAAGTACAACATCGTTGTGGAAGAAGGATTGAACACTGCAACCCAGCGTCAGATGCAGTTCGCTCAACTGCTCAACCTGAGAGAAATGGGAGTTCCTGTTCCTACTCAGGTCCTGATCGAGTCATCGACCCTTCAAGACAAGCCCAAGCTTGTCAAAGCTCTTGCGGAAGAAGAACAGAAGCAGATGCAACAGCAACAGAAGGCTACGGAGATACAGCAAGGAGTCCTGCAAGCCCAAATGCAAGACCTACAAGCGAAAGCAACAGCAAACCAAGGGCTAGGCATAGAACGAGCGTCCAGAGTCGAGGAGAACAAGGCTTTAGCTGTAGAACGTCGTGCAGAAGCAATAAAAGACATCCAACTAGGATCGCTCCACCAAGTAAAAGCTGCAAAAGAGCTAGAGTCATTAGACCTCGATAATCTTCAGAAGTTGATTACTATACTCAAAGCCATGCAGGAAGAGTCCTCGGAAGAAGCTGGCGTTAGCCAAACACCAGCCAGCCCATCAGAAAGCCAAGCCCCAGCGACAGAGCTATCACGCCAATTGCAGTAAGACAACCTTCACGGTCGTTTTCTAGTGGGACGTAGTCCTTCATATGTTCATTCATCATTCATTCTCTGGGGGTTTGGGAGGATCTAAAGGACAGTCAATATGCGGCATCCAATAATTAGTCCATCTACATTTTTCGTCAGCAAAGGAATACCATCCCTCTATCGGATCACACTCTATAGCTTCTTTGCCTTGATAAGTACGGCATCCTAATAAAACTTCTCGATCTCTCCAATATATCCAGACTATTTCAAAAGGGTTCGGTAAGCGATCCTCAACGCTGATCCATTTCATTTTCCAAAAGCCCATGCGTATTCCCAAAATCCCATGTCGGGATAATGTCTTTTAGCTACTACATATTTAGAATATCCTATTCCTAAGGAAAAAATAATTCCTATGATTGTCATTAAAATGATGAATAAGATGTGTTTATGTTTCATTTCGTTCTGTCCCTAACCGTTTCGTCACATATCAAAGGCTTCTCACCAGCATACATGCTGTTCATTCTTTCACAGGCTTTGCAGTGCATTCTTCCTCTTTAGGTTTGTTTGGCCCGACTGGTTCCCAAAAAGGTACTTCAAACTTTAGCCCCAATTCAGGCAGGTCAAATTCGACCGTTTCAGGAAAGTGGCAACCCATTCCTCCTTCTCTGAGTCCACTGATGGCGTTTGCTATCTGAACGAACGTATCTAAGATAATGTTTTCAAGTTTAGTTTCTTTATTCATAGGCTTTCCTCGGGGGGTTCGGCTAAAAACTCATTTATAAAATCTTTTTGCAAACTATAAAACAGTTCATAACAAGGCAGACATAAATGTTTATTTCCTTCTGCTTGATCAAAGCAAAACCCTGTAGGGTGAATTCCTCCAGAAACTACCTTTTTGCATTTGTCACATTCATATTGAAGTCGTTCTTTTGAAGAGTTAGTTAAGGTCATTCATCCTCTTAACAGGTATTTCGAACTTATACCAACATCCACATTGGCAACTGATATAGATAATGGTGTAGTCTTCCAGTTGATTATCCTTCAGGCTTATGACCTCGATTGTATTCTGGCATAGATCGCACTGTAGCTCATGTTTTTGTTTGGAGGGGCTTAAGATGTCTTCTTCTAGCATTCTTCCTCCTTAACGCTGATCCATCCCTCGAAACCTCCAAAGTACTGTACTATTTGGTACATGTAATCATAAGCTTTGTCGTGCATTAGTCTCCCTCTGGTAGTTCTGGCAAATCCATCCAGTGACTAACCCTTAAGACATCATCGCATAAGATACAGGCCCAGATATAAGGAGGATCGAGAGTAGGATGTGAGATAACATAATCAATATTCATTCGATTATCATCGTTCACCGTTAGCACTTCTTCTCCTTCTTCGGGTAATCGATCAGAGCATTTGATCCATTTCATGTTCGGAAACCTCTCATTTCACTTCGTTGCATTGTTCCTCTGGTGGTAACAATATCCAATAAGCCTCACCCCAATCGCATTGGGACAGGTTCTTTTCGTGGATCACTTGTGCTTCAAAATAGCCACTATCTTCTCTGTAGATCAACACGACTTCGGTGTTCTTAGGGGGAACGTGATCTTTAAGGTTAGTCCATTTCAAGGAGGATTTTGCATTTTTTGTGTCTTCCATAATTTTTATATTTCCATGGGGGGGAGAGATATCACTAGAAGTACAAATCCAGTTCATTTTGCGTCTCCTTTTTCCTCGTTTACGATACACAAACTCTCTAGTGTATCGTCTGGGATACTCAACAGGTTTTCTACATTTGGCATAGGAGCCCAAAAGATGATGGAAGAGATTATTTTAGCTCTGTAATGTGTCCATCCTTTTTCTTTGGAGTAATATGCAGAAAAACAATCGAGTCCATCAGTAACGAGCAATTCTTTGCTGTGAGCCCAAGGCATCTGCTCTTTGCAGTCTATCCAGTGGATGATGGTTGTGGGTGATACTTTCATTCATCCTCTGGTGGTTCGGCTGACCCAAGCAAATCTTCATTTACTCCTGATATAGATTTGAACTTTTCGATCCAATCATTGTAGCTTTCTAAGGGATGGTCACATGGTTCTTCACACTCGCACCATCGAAACATTTTTTTATCAGGGTCATAAGGAAAAGGCTCCGGAGTTATTTTTTCTATTTCTTCTTCGCACATTGTCTTTCCCTCATCTATCTTTCCATTTTCTAAATTCATCATAGCCCCAACAGCCCATGAAGGCCCCAAGGAAACAGCCTGCTACATTCGCACACCACAGAACCAAGCCCATTATTTCTTCCTTTGTTACAACAACAATATCTTTACTCTCTTTTCTGCTCAATGACAGACATTTCTTGATATTATTTTCTTAACAAATCATATTGAAATTTCTTTAACCACTTCTTAAACATTGTTGCTGCTCAGGTTAAGGATCGAGCAAGCAATGCCACACAACGTGAGGTAGACAATGGCACGTCGTTATCACCAATCAAAAGCCGACAGAATGGACGAATCCCTTGGAGAAAGACGAGGAAAAGAGTCCAGCAAGTCTCAATCCTATAAGTCCAGGAGGGATGAATCTATGGGTATGAAAGGAAAAGAAAAAGAAGACCATCCTTCTAAAAGCATGGGTCACGGAGAATTCGCTAACATGCCTAGAGGAGAAATCTTCAAAGAGTATCCGAAAGAGAAATATGGATATGGAGGAATGGACGATACCATTCGTGGGATCGATGAAGTAGATACCGAGTCCTACCGTAAGACCGAAGGTCATCGTTCAAAACAGAAGTAGGTGAAGTAAATGAATTCGCAAGCATTTAGAGCTACATCGATTCAGTTCCTATCGGATGCTATTGATACTTTTGTGGCTGGTGTGACTACCGTCCATGCAGTCTCTATTGTTCCCGAAGGAGCAGGGTTTGCAGCGATAGTGGTTTATACCCCGTAGGAAGCTATGCCCTTCAAAAGCAAAGCTCAAATGCGATGGATGTATTCTCAGAAACCAGAAATGGCTAAAGAGTGGGCTTCAGTAACTCCGAGTGCCGAAGCCCTTCCTGAAAGGAAGAAGAATGGCAAACGCAAGAAAGCTAAGAAAAGTAAAAAAGCATCTCCGCGAAGACGTAAAAATGTTTCGCGACGAAGCAAAAGAAGACAAAAAGCTCATTAAGGAGTTAGGT